CACTTAAATCTCTAAAGACAAGAGTTAGCTTAAAGAGATCTCTCCAACCAATACCCTCGAAGACATCCCCAAGAGCTTCGCCAAAGGCTCCTATAACATTCTTGCCAGCCGCAAAGACATTGAACAACGCCTCTACAGCTATTCTTCTGCCACCAACGTCCTTCCACGTCTGTAGCATCTTGTTTCTAGACTCAGAAGATGCTTCTATCATGTCTGTAAAGAACGTAGCGACCTCGCCCCATAGTTCTTTGGCCTCTTCGAAGTCACCTATGACTAGCCGCCATGACACAGCCCATCCACTCTGAAGCGCCTCGTTTAGAGTATCTTTAAGAGCAGTAAGCGTCTTAATCTTTGTCGCGGCGTCGTTAGCCATCTCGCCCATCGCTAGGATGCCAGCAATCTGTTCCTCGGTGTACCCCATCTGAGTTAACTGTTCAGAAGTGAGATCACCAGTAAACTTAGACAGAGTCTCCAATAGAACCTCTGAAGACAGCCAACCCTTTGTAAGGGAGTCTCGGAAGCTTCCTTCTGACTCTATGATACTATCTACAGCAATGCCATGAACCCTTGCTGTTTCCATCAGAGCGTCTTGGAAGATGGTTCCGCCCATACCAGCGGTTTGGACACTATTCCAGTCCATCAGTTTAACTGTTCCACTAGAGATGGCCTGACTTAATTGATACATCCCTGAAGATGCTTGGAGTGCCGATGAGCCGGAAACAGCAGCCAAGTTGGCAATACCTTTAATGGCTGACACACTTGTGTCTAGGTCTACGCCAGCAGCGGTAAATGTACCAATGTTTTTGGTCATTTCCGTGAAGTTGTATATCGTAAGGTCCGCGTAGGCATTCAACTCATCAAGAGCTGCCGTTACATCTTTTAACGTTGTTCCGGCTTTCGAGGTGTTAGCCAAGATTACTTGAATCGCGTTTATCTGTGTCTCGTACTCTTCTAAACCAGTAACGATTGGTGTTAACACCAAGGCGTCGACCATCTTTTTCGCACTGGAAAGAACGCTTTTGGCTATGTCCGCTAGCATGATACCAGCAGCAGTCGATAAAGCAAGCATTTTATAGCTGACCACATCAAGGCTTTTACCCAAAGGCGACATGTCCACATTAGACGCTTGCTCTAGATCGCCAAAAGCTTTGACGCCCTTGGTCATGTCCATGCCTTTCTTAAGTTGAGACAAATCATCTATTGAATTGCGAATTCCCTTAGCGAAGTCCTTCGCATCAAACATAAGTTGAACGATTTCTTTTTCGATTCTACCGGCCATGATGGCTTACCTCCTGTCCTAGTCTTGCCAAAAAAGTGTCGTATACGGGCGTAAGGGCAGGATTAATGAAGTCTCTACCACTAAGAAAGTATCCAGACTTCGTGGCGTGCCCGTACTGTAGTAAAAGGACTAATGGCGCGCGTCCGGCCACAACGGCGTTCGTCCAAACAAGTTTATACCGTTCTTTATTACCTTTTATCTTGTAGGACCAGGCAGCAGCGGTTTCTCCGCTATCTTTGGGGGTGGCCTGAGATAAGTGTCGCACACCCATCTTCCCCATTTGGTGGAGTAGGGGTCTTACGTCGTACTTAGTTAGTTTCTCTAAATACCCCACGGTTTTTCCAAATTTAGGTACTTTTTTAAATCTTATCATCCGCCTTTTCTCGCTTTGTTAAGGTCGCTCATATACTTGGCGGCTTCTTTGGTGGAAAGTTTTCCGCCTTTAGTTCCTGAGGCTTCCTTAACGTTACAAACATCAATAAGCATTAAAAGACGATTAAAATGCCATCTTTCACATTCAAAAGGTATTGAGAACTTAGTCATCCAATAATATATAAGCTCAGAAGTTACGACACTCCTGTTTGGGCGCTGAATGCCTCGTCTATGAATTGTCGTGGCACTATGAGTTTTCTCAATATAGTTTCTCACCACCTCGCCATAGTTTTGAAGTATGACGGCGGGAACGTGTTCCGAAACCTCTCCTATAATCATGCATCGAATATAAGATCGTTCTTCATCTATACCGGATAAGCCCGGAACCACTCCTGGTGTGGGTAAATATGCCTTTTCCCAAATAGCTTCCCATTTGGAGATGGAAATGAGGGAATGCTCCATTCGAACCGTAACCGGTTTCGTATAGAGGAACATTTCTTTTGCGGAATCGTAAAATTCTAATTCCGTTATCTCAATTGTGAGCATTCCCCCACCTCCAAATATAATTACATGTTTTTCTTCGACGTATAGGCCGTTTGCGTTACAAGGCCATTGACGAAGGCCGCTGCTTTGTCTGCGTCTTGGATTAACTCCATGAATAAAGCACTATAGGCGGCTGACTGCATAAACAGGGAAACAGCGTTCGGATCTTTGACGAAGAAACGGCCATCCTCACTTTTCTCTCCATAGGATGTTCGAATCACCGTCTCAAACAGTTCCAAGACCTCGTTTGGTCGTTCTTCGGGGTCGAGTTGCTTGACGTGCTTCTCGAGGCCCCCTTTGTAGGCAACGTCGAGACGGACAAGTTCGGGTTCGGTCAAGTTAAAGTAAAGTTCCTCTGACCGTTTCTTTCCATCAAAGTCTTTATAAGTAATACTCTTTTTTAACACGTTTCAAATCTCCTTTTAGATTTTAAAACTAAAAACTACGGAGTCGCTAAAGCAAGCAGGGCATCCGGAAGAGGTAAGTAAGCATCAACCGGGGTTGCTTCGCCGTACAGCGCCTCTTCGACGAGGATAAGTTGCGGCGCGGGAAGAGCGCTCGCAAGAAGCGTGATCTTGGACACAGCCAATTGACCAGCCATGGCGGCAGGAGTAGTTTTGAATTCCCAACTAAACGTTGCCGCTTCAGGCGAATCGTTGAGGGTCGCGCGAGCAACCTCTGATGGTTGTGCAATACAACCATAGATAACATGAATCTTGTAGTCGTCCTGTTGCCCAGCCGCTTCGCTACCGAGGTAAGTCCGATAAGACAAACCAAACGACGCGCGAACCTGTTGACCAACATCCATTCCGGCGACAACGTTGACCACACCATCACAAACTCCAAACTCGTCCGGATATGTGTAGGCTTCGAAGGAACCGTCAAAGATCTCAGTGGAAACCAGCTGCGCGTATTTGGCGTTATTGGCCCACAAGTCGGTAACTTCGGCGCCGCCAGGTTTCTCGGAAAGGTTCATAAGACCTTCCCAAGCTATACCAAGTGGATAATCGCCGGACCCATCTCGTACGTACAAGACGCCACGATCCAGGCCGGACTCAAAGAACTTTAATGCCGATACGTTCCAATTTAGTAAAATAGCCATTATTTGTTTTCTCCTATGTAATAGTATTCACCAAAACGGTGAATATGTCGTGGACAATATCTGAACTAACGTAAGAACTGTTACCATAAACGGTAACGTCAGGTAAGTTAAACACATTCCTTTTGGCCGCGTATCCGGGTAGATCGCTAAGAATTGTGATTTGAAAACGAGTTCCAACAACATACGTAACGTTACCGGAATAGCTTGGTTCTAACGATTTGGGTTCATAGATTATACACGGACGGTCCAAAATTATGTTTCCGGGGGGTCTATAATATACCGTCAACTCCGGAAAGGCTGTTTCCAATCGAGATTGCAAATATAGCCTAGTTTCTTCATCATCCATTGTATAATCCCCCAAGAGTAAGTTCAATACGAGGTCGTTTATACTCGATGGACACAACCGACCATTTACGGCCCTGCCACCAAATATAAACAACCTCAGTAAAGTTAATAATTGAATCTTCGGGGGTAATTATACTCAAGACGTGTCTAGCACGCAGAGAATCTCGCATTTCTGCGTTTTGCCATCTCGCACCCAGTCCACGCATTTCTCCGGTGACTTCAACTTCGTCGATAGTCTGAACAAACACGCCGGGATCAGTTTCCTCGGGACCGCGATTTATACCTATATTACCCCTGAATTTACTCATTAGGCGCTCTTTAGAACAACGTTCTCGATAGCAATGGCCGACTTGGGGTTAGTCAAAGCGCCGGACATACGAGTCTCGTACAGATAGCTGTACTTGTTGTAGTCGATATCGAAGTCGTCGAAGAAATTGACTTCTCCGCCCCGATCTTGACCAACCGAGTAATCTCGCAAGTTAATGATGATGCCCAGGGTCTCGATGTTGTACGTACCAGACGGGACGCCAGGAGGATCGACAATATCATCACGTTGCATACCGTTCATAACCGGAACTGGCACAACTGCGCTAACGCCCAGCTGATCGGCCAGGTCGGCCCTGTTGATATGTATACGATGAGCGTCTAAGTCTCGGATAGTCAGCAGCTTAGTCAGAAGGGATTGCTGAAGGAAGAAGACCGGGCTTCCAGAACCTCGATAGTCATCAAAGCTCTCGGCGATGTAATCAACGAGAGCGATAAATTCGGTGGCCGTGAAGGTGTTGAAGCTGGCGGCATCACCAACCAGATCTTGAAGCCGGTTGATCGTGTAAACAGCGGTGTCATTGTAGATCGGACGAATATTCGTCTCAACAATCTTGTCTGCGCCAGGCGCACGACCATCACTGATCAAGATAGCACGAGCTACTTCTTCCTGAAGCATCATGCGCATCTCGGCCTTCAACCAAACCACGACATCGAACTCAGTAATATCGATGATGTAATCGCGGTCTAGCTTCTGGAGTTTGTAGATCGTCTGAGGCGTAGTTTCACGCTGCAACGCAACGATCACCTCTTCGACTTTTAGGGCAGCAGTTACGTAACCCAACGCGCGCGCGGCGTCGGCAGTAATATCAGCGTAATTGCTTTTGATACGAGCCCACGGAACTCGACGAACGC